GTTTTATATATTATTTTACTGCTGTAAGTAAATAAACTATAGAATATACAATATAAATAAAGTATTAATATATAAAGCTTTTTTCCGCTGTAAAATCGCTGCTTGTTTTTGATTGTGTATAAAAAAGTCCCGCCACCCTTTATTGACGTGAAAACAGCCTGACAGCACGCCCAATTTTGCTCAGTATTTTGACCCCAAACCCTGGCCGAGAACGGTGGGACCAGTTAAGCCGCTAGGGTAAGATGCTGGCGTACTTATAGGTTGTTAACTGTATATAATTTCAGCTTGACCACTACACTTTTACTGGAGAGCTATTATGCAAAAAAACCTGACTTCCGCTGCAAAACTGGTGACTGCTCTATTGTCGATAGACAACGAGCTGCTGTTGCCTGAAGTGATGAATTATATGAAAGACGATGGGCGCTTCGCTGTGTCGCCAACCACTATCAAGTCTTACTACTACAGCTTTTTCAGGCTAGGTGAAAAATGGGAAGAGTTAGAGAAAGCGCGGCTTAAGCTCCAGAAGCGTTTAGAGATGGCAAACCCGAGAAACCCGCGGGCCAGTGCCAAATTACGCAGGCAAGCGCTAACCCATCCTAAGCAAGTAGAGGCTGCCTGGTTGAAGGTGCGGGAAGAAGTTGGTGAGGCGTCTGCAGCGTTGTTAAAACTGGCCGCGCCTATCCCTAACCCAATGACTGGCGGCAAAGTCCGTGCACCCCGTAAGCCTAGCGCATTACAGCAGAAACGCCGGCTGATGTATGACCCGACCCAGCCTGTGACCAGAGGGGCACTAATACGTGAAGCTAAAGCTAAGCGCAATAGGGATGAGGCGGCTGTAGAGCGCACCAAGGCCAAGCAGTTGCACATACAGGAATTGCTTAACAGTCCAGAGGGCAGAGTAGCTAAAGCTAAGCGTGATGAGTTGCTGGCCTATGCGTCAGGCGCTGCGCCAGCTAAGGCTAGTGACCGACCTGTGTTGACTGTCAAAGTGCCTGTTAGACGATAGCCATTGAAGTTTTACCCCTTAGAACTTACCCCTTAAAACTTACCCCTTAAAACTTACCCCTTAAAGCGCAGCTAAATGTAGACAGCAACATGCAAAAACCACCCCTCAAGCGTCCGGATTATGTGGACAGCAACATGCAAAAACCGTCCATATAATCCGGACGCTTGAGAGGTGGGCCATTTCTTTGCGCGAGGGAGCTGCCTTGGAGTTGGTGCGAGGGTGTGCTTAAAACCACCAGCGCGGTACAATCGCCCATATCAATAAAACACTGGGGAACCTAAGAGGGTATCATGACCACACAACACCTGCATCCTATGGCGGATGAGCTAGGCAGCGATGAAGAAGAGCTATGGGGCTTTAAAGGCAGCATGGCTGAATTGGAGTTTGAGGACTGGGAACTTGAAGGCCTTAGCCACAAAGCCCGCATGGCACTTGAGAAGCGCCGGCTATTCCTTAGAGCGTATAGCGTCCGCGGGCTAATCACTGACGGTGCTAATGCCGCAGGCATATCACATCAGACACACAAGGCCTGGATTGCCAATTCTGAGTGGTTTGCTAAGATGTTTGAGATAGCCAGCCAAGAAGCGATAGACCGCATTGAAGGTGAAGCCTACCGCCGAGCCGTTGATGGTTACGATGAGGCAGTGCTCTACCTTGGATTGCCCACAGTGGTTATCGATAGCGAGACCGGCAGAGAAAAGCAGGTGACAATCCGCAAATACAGCGACACCTTAATGAACACACTGCTTAAGGGCTCTAACCCTGAGAAGTTCCGCGACAACGTTAAAGTGGAGCATGCTGGCAATGCTGGCGGCGTGTTGCTGGTGCCATCGCCTATAGACGCGGCTTCATGGGAGCAAGCAGTAAAAGCCCAACAAGCTAAATACACGGGCAATCAGGGCACCACAGATAGCCCACTCCTGTCAAAATAGCTTTCCATTCACACATTACCTTATAGATACTACATGACTCAACAAGACGCCATACAGCCCGCCGAAAGCTGTGCTGACCCTTCAGACCTTGCCACTAAGCATGCTGACTTCTTCACGGACCAGGCTGACTTCTTCACGGACCAGGCTATGCAAGCCCAAACCCTGGTCGCCTCAGCCCATCAAGTTGCCCCGCGGGATGATGGGGAGTGTGCGTGCGGATGTGGTAGGGAGGTCAATCCTGCCCGGTTGGCTTTGGGGTACGGATTAGCCATAGAATGCGCCGAGGCTAAAGGCCCGAAGAGACGGTGAGCCGTGCCTAAGCTTATCACTAAAGAGGACCTGCTAGCCAAGGTGGTTATAGACGAAGCCACTGGGTGCTGGGTATGGCAAGGGCAAATGAACCGCAATGGCTGCGGACGCATGTATGCTGGCGGAGGCAAGCGGCTAATGTCCCATAGACTGATGTACGAGTTAACCATAGGCCCTATACCAACGGGCCTTCTTATTGACCACAAATGCAGGGTGCGAGCGTGCTGCAACCCAGACCACTTGGAACCTGTAACCCATGCCGAGAACATCCACAGAGGTGAGGCTAAACTATTCACAAAGAAGGTGATACCATGACAAACGCAGAAGCGGGCATATTCCTAGACCCTATAACAGGCGACTACTGCCGCAGAGTGGATGATGGCGAACTGGTGCGGGTAAGCGCTGCCTCAGTTGCACTAGACGGGCATTCTTTAAGCCTTTTCAATTGCATGACCAGAGACCCAGTGACCGGCGAAGTCTTGACGTTCTTACCGGCAAGCGGGCCAATAGACTTATTGACTGGGATACCTTTATCCCAGCCCTTGGTGAATGAGCCCACAGAAGAGACCTGCGGCATGCCTGTGCATTGGAACTACAATGGCTATGGTCTAGGCGAGGTTGGTATGCGGTTGCTACCTGACCCGCCTGTGATACCTATATCAGCCGGCGTCGTACGTGAAATGCACTACTTGCTAGAACCCCTCATACCACCACCTGAAGAGTTTGTGGCATTCCTAGAAAGCAAGGCAAAGCCGGCTGTTGAGCGGTACCTAAATGAAGGCTTAACGTTGGAGCGTAGCATAGCCTTGACATTCGCCGAGCTGATTGAGGCGACTAGGGGACTCCGCTAATGAGCAAGAACAAAGCCCTTAAGCGTAACATGGCGAACCAAGCCAAGGAGCGTAAAGAAGTGCGGGTATGGGCGCCACAAGCCGGCTCCCAAGTCATGTTCTTGACAAGCCCCGTATTCGAAACCCTATACGAGGGCACACGCGGGCCGGGTAAGACAGACGCCTTGCTTGCTGACTTCTGCCAGCATGTGGGGCAAGGCTTTGGTGAGGCCTGGCGTGGTGTGCTATTCAGGGCCACATACCCACAGCTGTCAGACATTGTGGCAAAATCCAAGGTCTGGTTTAAGCTGTGGTTTCCAGGCGCTGAGTTCAATGAGCAGAAGTATACGTGGACCTTTCCAGACGGCGAGCAACTGCTATTGCGGCAAATGGCAAAGCCTAGTGATTATGACAACTACCACGGCCATGCTTATCCTTGGATAGGCTGGGAAGAGTTAGCCAATTGGGCCAACCCAGTCTGCTATCTGTTGATGATGTCGTGCTGTCGTTCGTCATTCCCCGGTATGCCTAGGAAGGTGCGGGCAACCACTAACCCTTATGGCAAAGGCCACAACTGGGTTAAGTCACGGTTCAGACTGCCTGCCTCCAGAGGCCAGATAATCAAGACACCGGATGAACCAGACCGCATTGCCATCCACGGTAACATTCACGAGAATAGGATATTGCTTGACGCTGACCCTGACTATGTGCAACGTATCAGAAGCTCGGCGTCGAATCCTGCACAGCTTGAGGCATGGCTTGAAGGCTCTTGGGACATAACGTCTGGTGGTATGTTTGACGACCTATGGCAGGCTAGGGTGCACGTGGTGCCACAGTTCTTGGTGCCGAGGTCTTGGCTCATAGACAGGTCGTTTGACTGGGGCGAATCCAAACCATTCTCTGTTGGGTGGTGGGCTGAAAGTGATGGCACTGATTTAGTCTTTGCCAACGGTAACAGGTTTCCGACGGTGCGAGGCGATTTGTTCCGTATAGCCGAGTGGTATGGGTGCAAGAAAGGCACCGAGAACGAAGGCTTGAGGATGCTAGCGAAAGACATAGCCGAGGGCATTAAGGTGCGGGAGATAAGCTTAGGACTGGCCGGCCGCGTCAAACCAGGCCCTGCAGACACCTCAATCTTTGACGAGAACAATGGGAACAGCATTGCTGTCGATATGGCTTCCAAAGGTGTGAAATGGGAAAAGGCTGACAAAGGACCAGGCTCAAGGAAGCAAGGATGGGCACAGATGCGCAAGCGCCTTAATGCTGCCTTGAATGTGGATGAGATGGGCCAGCCTCGGCATAGTCCTAGGGAAGAACCGGCGTTATTTGTGGTCGGCGCTCGGTGTGTCGAGTTCCTTCGCACGGTTCCGAGCATATCTAGGGACGATAAGGACCTTGATGATGTTAACTCAGACGTCGAAGACCATATTGCTGACGAAACGCGCTACCGTGTCAGATTTAAGCGCAAGTCTATGCGACAAGGTTCGTTTTAAAGCCGGTTGATTGCGTTCAGGCGCTCGGTGATTTTGTCTTGCTCTATCTTAAGCGCTTTTTGGGCCGTTAAGGCGGCTCGTGCTTGCTTTTGCCCGTCTGTCATGGTGTGTACCTCCAATCAGGTTAACTGCCTGCAGGATTGCCGGCAGTGAGGATATTATACTAGGTCCTAGTGAGTAAGTACGCTAGTACGCAGCTCTTAATCTTAAAAGGCATAGGAGTCTTTGCCGTGCATAGACACAACGCTAGTTATTTTGTAGTACCCGTTGCAATCCCTACGGCCTTTTACAGCATAGAATCTTGTGGAGAATTTGAACACTTCGCCGTACGCTGGAGGCATATCATCTTCATAGATGTAGTCTTGCCATGAGGTATACCCTAAACAGCATTCAACCCAAGCTTTCACGTCCGCTTTAGTGTTGAATACAGGCTGCTCGATTATTCGGTTTATCAGTTTTATAGACATATTTAACATAAGGTTAACTCCAATCAGGTTAACTGCCTGCAGGATTGCAGACAGTGAGGATATTATACTGGGTACCCTTGAAGGTGTACATGTTTATTTGCTGTAGATGTGAAAATACTTTCATGGGCTGCACTACTGGGTTGCACCGATGCAGCAACGGCTTAACATAGCAAGCTCATTAACCTACTAAGCAGGAACAACCACCATGCCAACAGCACCAGCTAAAGGGCCTCAAGCACCATTCTCAGAAGAGCTACACCAACAAAAGTACCGCCAACCTGCTGAAGGCTTCAGAGAAGCCATGAACCGGATAGCGGCAGGCCTTAAAGATGACGACCCTCATTTCAGACAGTTCCGCGACATTCTACTGGATATGCGCTTTATGCCAGCTGGACGGATTCAGTCGGCCATTGGCAGTGGCCGAGGTACTACCCCCTACAATTGCTTTGTGTCAGGCACCATAGGTGATTCCTATACAGATGGCGATGACAGCATTATGCAACGGGCGCTTGAAGCTGCAGCTACCATGCGGATGGGCGGTGGCATAGGCTACGACTTCAGCACCCTACGCCCTAAAGGTGACTTGATTCGCAAACTCCAGTCGAAGAGCTCCGGCCCCATATCCTTCATGGAGATTTTTGATGCGGTCTGCAGATGTACAAGCAGCTCAGGCCATCGCCGCGGCGCTCAGATGGGCGTGATGCGGATTGACCACCCGGACATATTCGAGTTTGTCCATGCCAAGCAGAACGAAACCTTTTTGCGTGGCTTCAACTTATCCCTAGCGGTTACTGATGAATTTATGATTGCCATACGTGATGGCACCATGTTCGATTTACGCTTTGGTGACCGCGTCTATGACACCGTTGACCCAAGAGCCTTATGGGAAACCATCATGCGCTCCACGTGGGACTGGGCTGAGCCTGGTGTGCTGTTTATCGATACTATTAACCGCATGAACAACCTATGGTACTGCGAGACCATAGCAGCCACTAACCCTTGTGGAGAGCAGCCATTGCCGCCATACGGCGCGTGCTTGCTAGGCTCGTTCAACCTAGTCAAATACCTTGTGCCGTCAGAACGGGGTTTTGATTTTGACTTCACCCAGTTCCATGATGACATTTACCCAGTAGTGCGGGCGATGGACAATGTGGTGGACCGGGCCATCTATCCGCTACCACAACAAGAGCTAGAAGCTAAGAACAAGCGCCGCATGGGCTTGGGCATAACAGGCCTTGCAAACGCGGCTGAAATTCTTGGCTATCCCTACGGCTCGCCGTACTTCTTAGCATTCGAAACCAGAATACTTGAATGCCTACGTGACACCAGCTATTATGCCTCGGCAATGTTGGCTAAGGAAAAAGGTGCCTTCCCATTATTTGATGCGCCTAAGTACCTAGAAGGGCAATTCATCAAAACCCTACCGCATGACGTCCAAGAGGCTATCCGCCAGTATGGCATCAGAAACTCCCACTTAACCAGCATCGCCCCTACAGGCACCATCAGCTTATGCGCTGATAATATCAGCTCAGGTCTGGAGCCTATCTTTTCGTACGAAATGAGGCGAACAGTCAACACGGTAGATGGCACCGTGGTTGAGATTATACCTGATTATGCTGTTAAGTATCATGGCGTTATGGGCAAACGCTCTAAAGATGTCACTATTCAGGAGCACTTAGACGTGCTGGCAATAGCTGCTGAGCTGGTTGATTCGGCGGTGTCCAAGACCTGCAACGTAGATGGCTCTTTGCCTTGGGATGAGTTCAAGCAGGTGTACGTGGCTGCTTGGGAGCGTGGATGCAAGGGCATAACAACCTACAATGCTGATGGCAAGCGCGGCGGTATCATTGTCACGACTGACAAGCCTACTGAGCCTGAGGCGCCTGAAGAAGTTGTGGAAGCGCCTGCTGAGCTGAGCTGTGAAATAGACCTGAACACTGGCCGCAGAAGTTGTGAATAATAGTTAGACAATACTGGGAGCAATCCTTAAGGGTTAGAGTAGTATGTGCTCTAACCCTTTCTTTTTAACTAAAATTCAGGAGGTTCAAATGCTAGACCCAAGCGCAATAAAACTTGTGGAAGGCAGTGTGTTAGTTGCGGCCATTGTGCTTACATCAATTCATGGGTGGATTATATGGCATTGCAGTAGAAGTCGGCCGAAAGCTAAAAAGCCAACGGCTAGAGAGCGTGGCGTGGCGTATGTCCATGAAGAGATGCGTAAAGCCACGAATCGTGTAGACTGTTATTTGAAGCTTCAACAGGCGATGCTAAATGGCATGGCATTTGACAAGACTGATTTTGACAGAGGCATGGACGAAGCGTTGCGGGATTATATAAACAGTAAACGGTATCATGACAGCGAGCTAGTTGGTGGTACGTATTATCTGAAGCCGTGTGTGCGTTGTGGTAGCTCAAATGTAGAAGTGGCTAGGGTTAACATCGTCCCTGAAAAGCAAGACGCACCGGCTGAGTATAGCGGCAGATGCGTAGATTGCTCAA